TTGTCAATCTCACGCTGGACGTTAGCGACATAAGTCTGCCAAAGCTGTGGTTTACCCTTCATCGAGCCTTTGTAATCTTCAGGCATCGTAGAGAGGACTTTGATGTCTCGATTAGCCTTAGCTTGCTCATAGGCTGCGTTGGTGATGTAAGTGTTACGATCCCCACCAGCAATGAACCCATTGCCACCAGCGGCCTTCCAGAAGCTGTCTCGAGACTGTAGAGCTTCCCAATCACCGGATGCTGCTAGAGCTTTATCAGTGTTCTCGAAGTCATTCTTAGTGTCTTGAAGCTGGGCTGCACGTTGGCTTGATACGAACTGCTGTATTTGAGCAGATCGGTTAGCCTCGAGGTATCCTAGCATCCCAGATTGGAACGCCATGTTAGAACCTTTGTAGGCATCTCTAATATAGGTTTCAGCCTGTGCAAAGCCTGTGTTGAGGCCTTCTAGGGTGTTAGGGGTTCCTGTTGTAACCCCGTCATCATCGGTGTTCTGTGAGCCGATACCAGATAAAATACTCTGGAATGTCTCATCACGTTCAATTGTTTTCTTTCCACTTGCCTCAAGAATAAGCAACTTGCGTGGCATATTCATGTCTGGGAAAAGGGTGTCTAATTCTGCAACATCTGTGGTGTTGTCATCTTGAAGTGCCTTGGTTACATAACCATTGAATTCAAGCTCAAACTGTTTGTTAGCCTCATCAATCTTTCGACGATCACGCTGTTGAGATGCGTTCAGTACAATTCCCAAACTCTTTGCTAGTAAACCCGCAGATGTACCAGCACTAGGGTCGGCTTTGTATTGTACTGCTCCTGACCCCTGTTGCCCGATGCCCCTCGCAAGGGGCGACAAAGGGGTTATATCAACCGTACTCCGTGCCATGTCTTTTGTTCCTTATTAAGCTAAGAATGAAGGGAGGAAACCATTCCCACCAGCTTCAACTTGTCGAGTATTTGCGCCTTGAGTTGCACCCGCAATTCCAAGGACTGCCCCTAGAGGACTAGGATTGGCTTTTAGAGGGTTACTCGCATAAACTTGCTCGAGGTTCTTTTGTAGACCTCGACCTTGTGCGTTGTAAGCTCGATCTAGGACAGCTTCCTGATCTTTAGAGCGAACAGTGTTTCTGGCTCCCGCCTGAACAATAGCAGAGATAGCGTTGGTAACAGATTTTCCTGTTACACCCTCGGATGCGTTAGAAGTTACTGCTGTAGCTTTTGCTGCTCTGTTGGCTAGAATTACATCAAATTCTGACTGGTTTTGCGCCCTGATATTCGCTGAATAATCTTCTTGGGCTGCGCCTGTCTGGTAATTATATTCTTCCCGTCCACTGACAATACTGGCATTAGCGGCTGCATTAGCTGCATCGGTTTCTTCCCGCTGCTGCTGATATTCCATTAATGCCTTACCGCCTTGGAGGGCTGCTGTTGCGTCACACATTTTCAAACCTTCCAAATTCATAAAACGGCATATCGTATGCGCCCCAATTCACCTCTCGGATGAATGAGAACCCACACCATTTGAGCCATTTATGGTGAACTGTGTTTCTTTTGTCTGTTAGGTTCCACAACAGGTCTGCCTTAGACTCTCTGTGGAGTTTGGATACGTAGTTCCTACTTTCTCGCAGGAACTGTCTGGAATGGCGGTGTAGGTCATTACTAGCCAAGAGCCATACCAATGCAGAATTCTCTTCATCTGGTACTGACCCATATAAGGCTATAGGAACCTCGCCTTCCATTATAGATATAGATATTGGTGAGCTTTCCACCGACCTTGAGAGGCCAGTAAAGGCATCAAGATCGGAGGTAGCTTTTATTTCTTGCTTGTCTGCTTCCCGAAGCCGTGAGGCTAATGACGAGATATGCCAAGCCTCAGTGATTTCGGTATGTAGCATTTTATACTCTTCTGGCAGCTTTTGCTGTCCACTGACCTGTCCATTCTGTTCCTGTAAAGGTGCAGTGGAAGGGAGTGTCATTTAACAGCTCGATTTTCGTGTAAAGATTTTCTCCCATAACAGGGAACTTAAACTCACCATCGTCCAGAGAAAGTCCACCTAGGATATTATTCTGTGAGCCTAGGTTTCGTCCTGAGAATGTGTAGGTGTAGGGCGTCCGTCCTCTGTTAGTTACTCTTGCAGAGAACTGAGCAGTATCTTCATATTGAACAGATAAATATCTTAGCGATACCCGACCGTCTTGAATTGCAACTTGGCCTTGCCCTTTATCTTCTTTCAAAAAGAACGGTGAATACTCGTATCTAAACGAGAAGTTCCTTCCAATAAAAGCATCATCATAATCAGCTCCTGTATAATCACCTATTGAAGTGAAAGAGGTGCTGGTTACACGGGTGTTGTTAATACGAAACCCTCTCGGGGCGTTTTGGTCGCTTTGGACAAACTCAATACCTACAGGTGAGGGATATGGTAATGTAAAGGTCGTTAGATCAGTCACAGCATCATATACCCTAGTGCAGTCAGAGAATTTAAAACTATGATCGAGGTGGATAGGGAAAGATGACGAAGACCTTACTGAGTCTTCTTCAATATTGATTTTTTCCAGATATAATCCATCCCCAGTGTAATCGATTAGTAGAAACATATCGTTATCAACGAGGGTGAAATATTTGACATCACCTTCAAATAACCATTTACCCCAAGATGATTGAATTTTACCTTGAGTGCCTTGGAAATATTTGTAGCAGTACATCTCTTTAGGGTTATTACCTAGTAAGAAGATGCTAGATAACCTACTAGACCCTCCAATGTATTGGACAGGTGATTTGATATATTCGGGAATTTGAGCAGAAACTTCATCTGCATTCTCTGTATTCAAATCGTTATCGACAAAATACTCCATAAACTTAGAGTTTGTTCCAGTATCATCTGCGAAATATACATACGCCCCGACTTGAACGGGTGTCTGTGTACGTGAGCAGTTAAAGGCTGACGCAAAGGTCAGTGAGGCTGTTTTTGGGGAAAGTAAGTCTGCCGAGTCAAGAATGTACTGCGTCCGATCTGAGAAGATCAGGAGTTTCTTGTTAAACGGGACTGCAAAGTTCAGGAGTGTAACCTGTCCTGTGACAGCGGCAATATCAATTGGGTCGCTATCGACTAGCTGGGCAACAGTGGTGCGCCAGAAGTTTTCAAAATAATCAGCTTCAGATAAGATCACATTTTCATCAGATAAGAAGCCCATTCGGCCTCTATGGATGAATATATCGTTAATAGGTTTCCCTATGAAACTAGGATCACTGTTTGTGTCTTCATCTCCAGCATACAACTCTGCCCACGTATGTTCACTAAATGTAAATTCATCGGTGACAGAATCGTATATTAGTTTATGAGGAAGGGTTGAAGCCGTAATAGTGCGTTTTTTGTTATACCCAAATGTCTCGATCCAAAGCTGCCGAGAGTCCTCATATACAACGTAGTAATCATCACCATCAAATCCAGGCTCACCTAGAATACGGACAAGCCGTCCGTCTTTATCCTGTGAAGGTAAGTCCTCAAAGCTTGTAAGCTCAGATTTAAAAGCCCTCATGGCATTACCACCGTTACCTTCATCAATCTGAACGGTGTCAGTGGCTGGAAGAAACAGTGATATTGTTGAGTTATGACGAGTTGCGGTGTAACCCGCCGCAGTAAGGTCGTTGGTCAACTCTTGAGCAATTGTCTCAGTTCTTTCGACGGCGTTAGAAGCCTCGGTGTTTGCACCTGTAACAAAGTTAGCTCGTAATGTACCGTTAATATACACGGCATAATTTGAATTTGACAAAGACCCTTTAATAAAGATCGACCAATAGCGAGTAGGATCAAGTCTTGCAGGGCTAATACTAGCTTCACTGGTTGTGGCTGCTGCTGCAATCACGGTTCTATTGAGAATGAAGATTGTATCACCAACCGTGATGGTCTTGCAGTTTTCTCGGGGGTTTGCGTTAAAGTCTAGGTAAGTCGAAGAGAGTGTTCCATTTACAACCTTAGCTGCGCCAGTGTCGTCATAGACTTTGATATCGTTATCTTGGAATGTTACGAAGAATTTCTTCCCATCAAAACGCTGAAAGAAGTGTCCTTTTACATTACCAACAACATTATTACCCACACGGGCTACAACTTCACTGCCTGAGCGTTTCTGTAGGCCAGATACCAACGATGCCCAGCCGTTCTCCATTTCAGTACAAGAGTTTTGTAACCGAAGAGCTGGAGGCTGCTGACTGACACCGTTGAACATATTAGGCATTGAGCCAGCAACAAGAGCCATTAGTAATTCCTCCGAACTGGGGCTGTACGAGACACCGTGGTATAGGTTGAATAGCTATCGGTAATCATATTGTGATCACCAGTCTCAGCTTCTTCATGCTGTAGCAATGCCCATGCTTGCTGCTCATCGCCACGGTTGAATTTGGATAAAGACTCAGAGCCTAGAGTTCTCTCTTGGAAAACTCGTGATGACCTCATAGTAATATACCGACGGGCAGCTTCTGGAATCTCATCAAAATCTAAAGCGACTGTGAGATGGAGCCGTAGAGAAGCTGTGAATAGGTAAGTGTTATCCTTGCGGTCATACAGCTTCATTCCACGCTGAACGACATCAAGGCTGCTATCTTTCTCAACCGTATCAACACGAAGTGTGTTGGCAGGGAGAAGGATTTGATTTGAAATATTAGGGGAGATGGTATGAACCTCAGTGTTCCAGTGCCAGCCATTAGACTGAACTTCACGAGATACTTCATCAATAATTGAGGAGGCAACCTGAGCGTCCACTTGAAGTCCTGTGAGTGAAGCAACTGGAGCTTCGCCTATGTTTGTTAGGCAGACGTTCACGGCCTCTAGTTTGGTAGTAGGGGTCAGTGCCATGTTTTTTCCTCTTAGGTAAAAAGAGAGACCCCCGAAGGAGCCTCTCTAATTGTTTGCTTAGGCAGACTGAATCTGCACAGCAGCTTCGTTACGCAGTACGCCATGACCGACAGCATACTTAGCTACCATGAGTGTACCCTGACGACGAATGTCGTACTCGGACTCAGTAGCCAAATCCATGAGCTTCACAGTACCAGCAGCAGACGGGTGGAATACCAGTGCTGTGGTGTTTGAAGCGTCAACAGCTTGACGGGTTGATGTACCAGCAGCGACACCAGTGGTGACGTTTGCAGTCGGAAGGTTGTTAGACTTCAGGACATTGATGCCAGCAACTTGCATGACTTTACCTGAAGCGGTAGAGCCGTTTGCAGCGTTGCCAAAGTCAACATTGATAACCTTTGAGCTGTTAGCCAGCAGATAATACTGCTCAGGCTTCACAACGACGTAGCGGTTATCTTCAGGGACGTTCTTCTCATCGAGAGCCTGAGCTGCATCGAAGATAGCTGCGATCATATCGTCAGCTACAGTTCCTGAAGTTGCTGAAGTGATAACTGTACCGATCATATCGGCTTCACCAGTTACAGTCGGTGTTGCTTCGTTAGCGGCCTGAATGATGGTTTGCAGAATATGCTTGTCCATCTGATTAGCCAGAGCAATACCCATCTCACGAGAGTATACTGAGCGAACATCATAGTGGTTCTTTGCTTCATCGATGTTAGCAATGAAGGTTGAAGCCAAGAGAAGATCGTTGATTGTGATGATCTTCTCAGCGTGATTGATGCTGTCACCAGTGATCTCATCGCCAGGGGTATGGTAATCAGCAGATGTCCGACCCATTACAGGGAACTGAGCTGATTTGCCGTTAGCGATTGTACGAATCTGATGTTTGTCCATCATGATGGTCTGCTGCTCAAATGCAGTCAGAACTTCACCAGAAAAGACTTTTAGGAAGAGGGCGTCCTTATCGACACCCCCGTTTAGTGCGCCTAAGCGTGAAGGAGTAGCGTTAGCCATTTTTGTTGTACCTCATTGTACGAGTTAAAATAAAAGGTTTTAACCTCAGATTACTCGCCACCTTTCCTTCGAGGTTGTTCCCCGCAGGGAGCCAGAAAGTACAAATGGTCTGTGTTCTTTAGGTCTTCATGCCTCGGTTTTTATTACGAGACATTATTGAAAGATTATTAGCTGAGTTATTAAGAGTGTTATTATCCCGATGGTGGACATCTTTGCCGTCACCTTTTCGAGCTAAACCCTTCTTCACCATTAACCGACGAGCTGCGTTTCTTCCTGCCCGTCGCTTTTTTTGCTCGGGCTTGGAATGGTAATCAGCGTATTCTGCTGCGTAATTCCTAGCCATTTAGTAATCCTTACATGATGTTTGATCGAGACAGTTTTGATGCGACCTGATCACGGAACGCTGGATCAGAACTGTATCGAGGGTCTGCCATGTCTGCTTTCATTTGAGCCAAGCTCGAGTAAGCATCGACAGATGGGCGGGATTGACCTGACAAGTTTCTTGCTGGTTCAAAACCCTGTTGAGCCTCATACATTGAGCGGAGACCCTGAACGGCAAATTTAGTTTCTTCTAAGTCACCGCTATTTACTGCTCGGTTGTAGGCGTCCACCTGTCCTTCAGACAAGTTATCTGCTGCCCAATCAACCATAGTGCTATAGTTTTCTTGACCACCTACGGAGTCATAAACTTCGTTAGTGGTGTTTTGTAAAAGAGACTGTTGACCCTCGATGAAGC